GAGATTTTAAATCAAAAATAGAAAAAGGTGACTTTAAAGTTGTAGCATCTGCACCATCATATCTTAAAGGAAATTCTGAGTTTCAAGTTCTAAAGTGGACTGATAAACGAAATACAGACAACTATATTATGGTGATTGTAAGTAATCCAAAATCAAAACCAAGTAAATTATTTGCATATTATGGAACACATCCAAACCCAAATGGTGCAATGACATTTGCAAAGAACAGAGGTCTTCTTGAATCAGTAAAGGAAAATATGAAATTAAACGAAAGTATGTTGAAGTTTGTACGTGATGAAGCATCAAGTGGAATGATTGCAGGTGTAACTGGTCTATCAAAATACAAAGACATTGATACAGTAAGACGATTGATGATTCAAATTCTAAAGAAGAAAAATCTAAAGTATTCACTTGGTGAATTTGAGAAATTAGGTAAAACAGTTGGAAAATTTCTATCTGGTGAACGAAAGTTTGAAAGTTCAAAACCGAGTGATAGAAATAAAAAAACTGCAAAAAAACATAGTAAAAAAACAAGAAGAGCTAAAGACAAGAAACTTACCAAAGGTGAATTAGAATTAACTAACGAAGGAATAGGAACAATTGCCTTAGGTGTTGTTGGTGGGTATCTACTACTTAAAACATTGAAATTTGTATTTAAAAAAGCATATCGTGGTATAGGTATGAATGTAAAATTATCAAGTGATAACCTACATACAATTAAAGATAAGGTATTTAAACAGTTATTAAAGAAAGCCGAGGATGACCCAACTAAGAAAGTTAAACTACTAAGTTTCTTTGATACTGCTAAAGAGCAAATAGAAAATCTTATTGATAGTGGTAAGATTACAACCGTAAAACAACTTCAAAACGAATTAGAAAAAATTGTTAAGTTGGCGAGTAAAAACGAACCAACAAACGAAGCATATGTTGTGTTATATTCCCCAAAAAAAGGTCAAAAACCAGTAACAACATCAGCATACGCAGATAAAAAAGATGCTGAAAAATGGGCAACCGAATTGAAAAAGGATGGCGGTGTTACTATGATTGTTCAAAAGAAAATTAAAGGTATTGATGAATCAGTAAACGAAGAATCATATGGTATGAAGATGGCTCGTAAACGTATAAAGGGGGTGGGTTTAACATCTAAGGATTATAAAGAAACTGATTATGGTTATGAAGCTAAAGATTATGATACAGCTGTAAAAATAAGAATGGAATTAGAAGATGAAGGTTTTGGTGTAGTTGTAAAAGGTAACAAAGTTTATTGGATGTCTGAATCAGTAAATGAAGCAAAAAAAGATGTTAGTTTCTCTAAACAACAATTGGATACACTACGAAAAGGATATGCTACAATTAAACGTATTGACCCTACTCAACAAGCCTATAAAAAGATAACAGATTTATTAGATGGTTTATCAAAAAAAGGTTTGGAACAATTGACTAACGCTAATATAAATTTTATATCTGCATTGGCTCGTAATCGGTTAAAGAATTTCTATAGTGAATCAGTAAATGAAGCAAATGATTATTTCAATACCGCATCACAAGCAGTTGATTACGCAAGAAAAATGATTGAAAAACGTGGATTTGAAATTGACGAAGATGATTGGAATACAAGCATTGTACAAGGTGGTAAATACAATAGATTACGACCTGGTGTTGGTAAAACTCATTCATATTCAATTGGCTTATTAAAAAATGGTAAACCACAAAGGAAAGAATTACAGATTTCATTATATGGTATGCCAAGTGGTAAGTACGAGTTGACATACTACGTAAACTAAATACTATGAAATTAAACGAAGGTATCATATATAACGTGGACAATAACGTACCACTACATAAGAATCCATACAGATATGGGTCTGTTAAGTTTTTTGAATATTTCAATGATTTACGGAAACTTAAATTAGAAGTTGTTAGTGATGACTTAGCATACTTTTTAGATTCTGATATTGGTAAAGTTGGATTGTATGAGGGTAAACAAGTTCTTTTAGATTTCCCTATACTACAAGAGGCCGAGTATCAAGGTAAGAAAGTAGAACTGAACAAACCCAAACGTGGTGGTTCTAAAAAGTTCTATGTATATGTCAAAAACAAAAAAGGTAATGTTGTAAAAGTATCATTCGGAGCTAAAGGTGGTGGTGGTAAGTTGGCAGTTAAACTAAAAGACCCAAAGGCTGTAAAATCATTTGTAGCAAGACATAAGTGTTTACAGACCAAAGATAAAACAACTGCATCATATTGGAGTTGTAGATTACCAAGATATTCAAAATCATTAGGATTGAGTGGTGGTGGAAGATGGTGGTAATCCATATAATGAGGTAAGTAATGGAAACAATACTTACATTAGGGAGTTCAGTAGAGATACTGACTCTTCTGAGTTTATATGGCATAGAGACAAAGAAGATAGAGAGGTTACAGTTTTAGAGGGTAGGGGTTGGAAGTTCCAACGAGATAACGAATTACCGATAACACTTAATGAAGGTGATACCATACACATTAAAAAGTATGAATACCATCGAATCATAAAAGGTGATACTAATCTGAAGATATCTTTATTAAAGAAATTCTAATATTTATATATTAGAATAACTGTACAAAAAATATAGTATGAATGTAAAAGATATATTGATATTGGGGTTAATCGTTATCATAATTCTACTAAAGATGTGTGGTGGTAAAGAGATAACAGAACCAACAGTAATAACAGAGACTGAGATACGGTATGATACAATAACCAATGAGATAACTGAATATGTTCCAAAGTTGGTTACACGAATCCTAAGAAAGACAGATACGGTTAAACAAACACAATTTATAACACAGACAGATACAATATCAGTACCACAAAAAATTGATACGAATGCTATTTTAGATGATTACTTTGCATCATATGTATACTCAGATATTCAGAATTTAGATTCAATCAAACTTGAAATACAAGATACAATATCAGAAAACAAGATAGTTTCACGTAGTATAAAATATAGTATATTATATCCAACTATTACAATAACCAATACAAAGTATATCAATAGACATGAATTTTATCTTGGTGTTGGGTTTGCAGGTAGTACCCAAAGATTGAGTTTTGCAGGATTACAATTTAACTATAAAGACAAGAAACGTAATTTGTTTGGAATTGGATTTGGTATAGATAGTGATATACAACCAGTTTTATCAGCACAATGTCTTTGGAGGCTTGGGAAATAATATGAGTAAATCTATAAAAGAACTGATAAGAGAAGAGTACGTAAAATGTGCTAAAAACCCAACATATTTTTTTAAGAAATATTGTTACATTCAACATCCAAAGAGGGGTAAGATACTTTTTGATTTATATCCATTCCAAGAAGATGTGATGGGTGAGTTGAATAATTACAGATATAACGTTATTTTAAAATCAAGACAGTTGGGAATCTCAACCCTATCTGCAGGTTATTCACTATGGATGATGTTGTTTCACGATGACAAAAATGTATTAGTCATAGCAACTAAACAAGAGATTGCAAAAAACTTAGTAACCAAAGTGAGATATATGCATGATAACTTACCATCTTGGTTAAGGGGTGAAACGATAGAGGATAATCAATTATCGTTGAGATTGGGTAATGGTTCACAAATAAAAGCAACATCCGCAAGTGGTGATGCTGGTCGTTCTGAAGCATTATCAATGTTAATTATAGATGAGGCCGCCTTTATCAAAGGTATTGATGAGATATGGGCCGCCGCCCAATCAACCTTATCGACTGGTGGTAAGGCAATCATATTATCAACTCCAAATGGTGTTGGTAATTTCTTTCATAAGACTTGGTTAAAGGGTGAGAATGGAGATGGGTGGAATCCAATAAAATTACATTGGACTGTACATCCTGAACGAGATAAAAAGTGGAGAAAGGAACAAACACAATTATTAGGTGAAAAGATTGCCGCACAAGAATGTGATTGTGATTTCATATCATCAGGTTATACAGTTGTTGATGGTACATTATTAAAATGGTATGAAGAAACCCACATTCAAGAACCTGTTGAAAAACGAGGATTTGATGGTAACTATTGGATATGGCAACAACCAAATTATTCAAGAGATTATATAGTTGTGGCGGATGTGGCTCGTGGTGATGGAGCTGATTACTCAGCATTTCACGTTATAGATGTTGAAACTGTAGAACAAGTGGCAGAATACAGAGGTAAGATTGAAACTAAACAATATGGTAATATGTTAGTTAATGTTGCAACTGAATGGAATGATGCCCTACTTGTGATTGAGAATGCAAATATTGGATGGGCTGTGATACAAGAGGTGATTGATAGAAACTACACAAACCTATATTATTCATACAAAGAATTTGGATATGTTGATGAAAATATACATCTACAAAAGGCATATGATTTAAAAAATAAATCACAAATGGTACCTGGTTTCTCAATGACAAGTAGAACAAGACCATTGGTTATATCTAAATTAGATACTTATATGAGAGAAAGAGTTCCAATCATACGTTCAAAAAGACTGATTGATGAACTCTTTGTTTTTATATGGAGTGGTAATAGAGCAGAGGCACAAAAAGGATACAATGATGACTTGGTAATATCATTCTCTACATCTCTATGGGTAAGAGATACAGCATTGAAACTAAGACAACAAGGTATTGAATTAAACCGAAAAGCTTTATCACTAACAACAAAAAATGCAGGAATTTTCAAAACTACACCACAAAAAGCAAAGGACTCTTGGAGTATGAAAACAAAAAATGGTAGTGAGGATTTGAGATGGTTACTCTAAAATTTGGAAGTTATGTATTTTTTTTGTATATTTATATTTTGTAGACATTTAGAATAGAAACATATTATGGCAGATAAATCATTATTTAGTAGACTTCAGAAACTATTCTCAACTCAGGTAGTTGTTAGACGTATAGGTAAAAACAAAATTAGAGTTGTTGATTCAGCAAGACTACAAAGTTCAGGTAATACTGAAAGTTCAACATACTACGATAGATATGGTAGATTACACGGCGCTGGTTATAGACAAAACTATCAATCTTACAATGATAAGTTTAATTACCATTCAAACAAATTAGAACTATATACAGATTATGAAGCAATGGATAAGGACTCCATAATCTCATCAATATTAGATATATACTCAGATGAGTGTACACTTAAAAATGATATGGGTGATGTACTTAGTATTACATCAGGTAATGAGAATCTTAAAAAAACATTACATAATTTATTTTATGATGTTTTAAATATAGAGTTTAATTTGTGGCCTTGGATTAGGGGTATGGTTAAGTATGGTGATTATTACCTACATTTAGATATTGATGATGAATTAGGTATAGTAAATGCACAACCATTATCAGTTTATGAAACTATACGAGAAGAGGGTTATGATTTAGATAATCCATATTCTGTTAGATTTGAGGTACAAAATCATAATACATTGAGTAGACGAGATGAAACTAAATATTTAGAATCATTTCAAGTAGGTCACTTCAGATTACTATCAGATAGTAATTTCTTACCATATGGTCGTTCTATATTAGAGGGTGCTAGAAAAAATTGGAAACAGTTAACTCTAATGGAAGATGCAATGATGATACATCGCGTTATGAGAGCACCAGAAAAGAGAATATTTAAAATTGATATTGGAAATATCCCACCTGCTGAAGTAGATACTTACATGAAACAAATCATTGACCAAATGAAAAAAGTACCATTTGTTGATGAATCAAGTGGAGAGTATAATCTGAAGTTTAACTTACAGAATATGTTAGAGGATTACTATCTACCTGTTAGAGGTGGGCAGAGTGGTACTGAGATTGATACATTAAGTGGAATGGATTTTGGTGGTATAGATGATATTGAATATCTTAAAAATAGAATGTTAGCGGCATTGAAAGTTCCAAAGGCATTTATAGGATATGAGGACGGTGTTGAGGGTAAGGCAACTTTAGCACAAGAGGATATTAGATTTGCACGTTCAATTGAAAGAATCCAAAAGATTGTACTTTCAGAATTAACTAAGATTGCAATCGTACATTTATACTCACAAGGTTATGAGGATGAAGAGTTGGTAAACTTTAACTTAGAGCTAACTACACCATCAATTATATACGAACAAGAAAAAGCAAATCTATGGAGCGAAAAGGTAAGATTAGCATCAGATATAAAAGACCTTAAAATGATATCACAAAAATGGATATATGAAAACATATTCAATATGTCAGAACAAGAGTGGGAAAATGAACAATTAGATGTTA